AGTATTTGTTCTAATGGTGATGTAACTGCATCTATTCTATCTTGTATTATCTTACAATATTCTTCTGATACTTCAACACCAATAGAATCAAACTCTAATTCTTTTGCTGCTATTAATGTAGTTCCAGATCCAGCAAAAGGATCATAAACTGTTCCTCCTTTAGGTGTTATTAATTTAATTAAATATTTCATTAATTCCATATTCTTAACTGTAGGATGATTGTTTTCAATAGTTCTATTATGTGTTCTCTCTTTAATTGAACTCTTAGTGGAATAAAAGAATCTACTAGCAGTTCCTTCATCACAGTATGTTGTATCTCCAATATATCCACCTCCACCAAATACACCTCCTCCATATTGTCTACCTTGATAATCTTCTGTTCCATAATTTCTTGCCCATCCATTACCTCTTTCACCAAATCTAGCAAACTCTTCCTCTACTTCATCACTACCATCATGTAATACATTACCTGCCCATCTTCCAGATTCTAATCTACTTTCTTCTATATTAATTCCACCTACACCATGTTTTTGAAAGTTCTTTACGATTGTTTTCTCTGATATAGGTTTCTGTGCTAATAATATAGGTTCATAACAAGGTTTAAGACCTGTTCCCCATCCTTCCCAATTAGGGTCTTTCTTACCTATATTCTGACTCTTTGGCATACCTTGACCATATAACCACATCAATACGTCTTTAATCTTTAGACCTGAATCTTCAACTGCACAGGTTAATCTATGAAAAGTTTTAGATGCACCGAATATTACCAAATAACCTCCAGGTTTTAGTGGTTTAGATATAGATTCCCATGTAGATTTCTTAAATGCAATACAATTCTGATAAGAATCCCAATCATTACCAAGATATTCTATTCCATAAGGGGGATCAGTAACTACAGAGTCAACTTGACCCTCATAGTTATCTGAAAACCTTACACAATCATCATTGTAACTTAGACAACTCACGCTCATACTTGTTGAATCTCTCTTGTTGTTGTTTTAGTTTTAATTGAATATGTGCTTTAACAGCAATTTCATCAATTTGCTTTAATTGTAGTATAACATCTTTTCTTGATTTTGCGTAGTCTACATGTTGCTCAAAATAATTATAAAACTTCTTTTCACATAACATTGTTTGACCAGTTCCAATATTAGTATTTGTAAATCCTAATTGGTCATACAAATTGAATAGAGATACTTTATTACCATGAGCATCAATACTTAAGATCCAATAAGAATCTAACTCACTCTCGCAGATCTTATCAACTAGACGATTAAAGGCACACATATTTGGTTGCCCATTCTTTTTATATCCAAATTTAATATTAACAAAATTATCTGAGAAAGTAATATCTTGCATCTTCCTTGTTTGCTTACCTTTACCTTTTTCAGTTACAGGTAAAGCAAACCTATCATCTCTATCAACCAATTTATTTGCCAATACTTCTTCTACTTTCTCACCATAAGAATGTCCTGGTTCTTTTACTGTAGGATCAAATCCAACTTCTTCCAGAACAGATGGTAGAAATTCTTTTACAAGACCAACAATATAATCTTGCTCTTCTCTAGTAATCATAATAAATTAGTATTCATCATAAGGACAGTTTAGTGGTTCCCCCCTATCCTCCAGCAAGATCACATCCAATGTGACTACCAACTACTGCACCCAATGGAATTGCCCACCAACGTCCATCTCCTTGAGAGATAGCAGCACCAAGTCCACCACCTAACAGTCCACCAGCAATCTTACCATCACTACAATCATTAGTGTCCTCATAGACAGTTACATGCCTACGATAGTATGGTCTTTCTGATTGTGATGGAGATGGATGTCTTCTCCAACCAACATCAGGATTAACATCTTCACAAGGAACTTCGATAGTATCCTTCCACGACTTTACATATCCAGGATTATCTTCTGTTCCTGGAATATATTCCTCTCTATATTCTGTCTTAAAACAACTTCTTTGATTAGAATACCCTCTCTGAGATTCACCAGAAAAAACAGGTGATGCAAGAACAGGAGTTGTTGTTAGCAAAAGTGCCCCAAGAACTCCTCCAACTTCCTTTTGCCAAAACTGGTTCATTTTTTTTTAATTTTCACTATAATACCAGTATATATCCTTATAATGCCTTATGTCAAGAAACTTGTGCCAGTTCTCTGAGTGCCACCATCTTAGTGAACAGTCCTTCCATATTATAAAACAACTTATAATTCTCTGTCGTTACATAATGTCCCTTAATGTCATTACCATCACAGTGCCACCCATAAGACTCAACTTTCTCCTCTACTCCATCTATTCTCATTTTCTTACTACCATCCAAGTAGGATAGGTATCGTTCGTCTAGGTTAATCATAGTTTTATGCTGGTGTGTGAGGAGATTCTAACATAGTTATATGATTTATCTATAAATTTTATAATGTCTTTAGACTTACGCAATCATTCGTCACGTTTCTTCTGCATAGCATCATTAACTATGTCTTGTAACTCCTCAAACGACTTGAGATGATCCATATCATATAATAGTTTAGATAATTGATTAACTACTAAAGGTGATTCATTCACCGCAGCACATTTAATTGCTGATCGAATACTCCCCTCTGCTTCTAAAAGATAATCTCGTGTTTGCTCAGATAGTGCCATAATCATTCCTCAAGTTTTTTTAGTTGTTCTTCCAGTTGTTCCTCTAATTTGAGTTTCTTCCTCATAATCTTAGCATACTTAACTTCTTCTTTACTATACCAGTCTGGATGTTTTTTGGCAAGTTTAATAATCCTTTTTGCTGCTTTCTTGTCCTTCAAGATGTAAATAGGTAATTGTACTCCGAAAGATTATTTATAACTCTTCCTCTTGCTCTGTAAGGAGAATAACTTCATCAGAAATAGGATAGGCAACACAAGTAAGAACGAATCCTTCATCCATTTGGTCATCATCAAGAAATGTCTGTTCTTCCTGGTTAACTTCACCTGATACAATTTTCATACAACATGAAGAACATGCACCTGCTCTACAAGATGATGGATGATCTACACCTGCTTCTTCTGCTGCATCTAAAATCGTAGTATCTTCCTCACACTCAAATGTTTCAGTTGATCCATCAGGAGATTGTAGAGTGATAGTTGCCATTGTATCATATTTGCAATTCGATTGTATTTATTGATTGCTAAGTACTCCATCCTCAACTTTCACCGATTCCTCATAAAAGATCCTATCACCATAACCTATCATTAACTGTTTCCAATTACCACTCTCTAATGGTTGATATACTTCTCTAATTGACTCCTTACCATTATTAGTTGACCATGTACGTTCCCACCACGCATTACCAGAATCATACTGGTATCCCTCTGACTCTAATCTATCAATAAAACAATCAACTTCTTTACCATCAACATAACAATGTATTTTATCAGGATTGAAGTCTTCTCCCTTATGAGTACCAACACTGATATTCATAATAGACTCATAAAGTTTGGTAATAATACTCATTTGTCTAACGCTCCTTGCATTGCTAATAATGTTTCATAAGGAATCCATGCTGGTTCCTCGTCTGCAAACTGAACCTGGACTTCAGTTATATTTCTCTGCAACCACCTAGAGTAAGTTTCTCTTACCATCTTAACAGGACTAAGAGGATTGTTCATTTGCTCCATAGCATCTTGATTATATATCATCAGATTACTAATATTACATTATAAAGTATAAAACCCCTGACTTAAAAAGTCAAGGGTTTGTGAATATTTAATTTTAATAGGATTTACTTAAGGTGGATGTGAGTGCGTTAGCATTAAACTAAAACCTCCTTACATATGCGTTTGCAAACAGATTGACTTTCATCACATTCGATTAAACACTCGTAATAATCTGCGATTAAATCATTCTCAGGATCGAAATTATTCTCTCCTGCTAATTGGTTAAATGATACTAAGTTGTGCATTAACCTACTCCATTAAACGACAATAGACCATAATATAGACCTTTAATGCATTGGTTTCCTCTTAATGTACCTCTCGGTGACTACTAATATTTATACAAATTATGTTTGTATTTGCTGATACAATTTAACAAAAATTTATGCCTACTCCCTTGCTCTATCATATGCAATACATCCTGTCATCACTGCTCTTCCATCCACCTCTGATGTAGGAACTGCATGTTCATCGTGACCATTAAAGAATACAAGTTGACCCTCTTTCATAGTATGTTCTTCACCATTTAATATTAAAGGTGCAGATCCTTCTGGACAATTTATGTAATAAACAAATGTAATTGGATATGGAAAATGATCGTGAGGAACTAACTCAGTCTCTTTCCTGTAATAAACAAACCAACACTCATATAATGTAAACCCAAAAGGATCAAACCCAAACTCATCTCCACCACCAAATTCAATAGGATTTTGCTTAAAGGCATCATCCAAATATTTAATATCAGAAGAAGGTTCACATCCACGCCTTGATAATCCATGTGCAACATATGGCACTAAAGATTCTATCCATGTAAGTAATAGATCAACTTCTTTATTAGTCTTTCTATATTCTAATCCACTCCTCCATTTAAGATCACCACCAACTATTCCCTTTGGTTTTAACTTATCAAGATTTTGAGAGAGATGAACATTCTCCTGGTCTGATAATTCATATAATTTAGATTTGACATTAGAATGTTCAGAATACTCAAATATTACCATCTAATACTCTCTCTTGTCTGCATAAAAATCACCTAATGCTCCACTCATTAAAGTTTCACTAATCTCACCGTTGGGTGTAGTAACTGTAGGTTCCACATGATTATTCTTCTTACCAAATTCCAATGCTTCTCCATGTGGATTAGGCATATCTCTTACCATATCAACCACTTGATCTCTTATTGACATGAGTTCATCATAACATTTCTGATTATGAGAACATGATCTTAAATGATTGTCTGGTTTATATAATGACTCTAGCATTAAAGTTCTAGCACGATCCCACCTATCAAGTGGTGTCAATTCTTCATCAAGTGTTTTCTGATCTTTCATTTAATTCACATTCAGGAGTTTCTTTGAGTAACATTTCAACAATTTCTGTTTTAGTCTCTTCTGTCAAATACCTATCACCACGAACAGTATCTATTATACCCTGAACATCAGAGCATGGCAACAAGGTGGCAATAAGAACAGCAAACATTGCAATATCCATTACTACCTCTATTTAACAACTTCCCAGTCATCATCTCCACTTTCACGCATTGTAAATGAGTGACGATTGTTGATAGACTCCAGACCTACCTCACCATTCTTTCTCCATACTACCCTGCATGAGTGTAGTTTATACATAGAGTTCTCGAATAGATCTTGTGCGTTCCTAGATCTTGGTTTCACGTAAATGAATTCTTTTTTCATAATAAGTTATTAATAAGAATAGAAGATACACGAACACCCCAATTCATAAAAAGAATAAAGGATGTGATAAAAACAAGTTTCTCTGATCCAGTTAATTGCATGTTTTTCATTAAACTGTACATAGTATAAACCCCCACACCGAAGTGCAGGGGTTTTGTGTGCCACTTATATTAACGTCCTATGAGGGTTCCGTTGGCCAAGTGACTGAGTGGGGAAATCCACTACTGGTTGGGAGATCTCTAAGATCCTGTCTATATGTTTTCCATGCAGTCGTGATGCCAACTCCAGTATCCACGGATTTGAGAGTAACCCAATCAGATAACTTTAATTTCTCATTCCTTGTATTTCTGACATTAGCAGCAGCACTAGCATCAATACTTGCTGTTACTCCTACACCAACAGAATACTTAGTATAATAATTACCATCACCCTTTACCTCAATACCATCTCTATACACATATTCATATGGTGGTGTGGAACTAGGTTGTGAACCTTCATATACTATATCAGCACCAAATACATTTAATATATCCTGAGTTAATGCTAAAGGAAATGATGTATTAGGATTCTGACGACGAAATTCTGATTCCGTAACAACATTACCATTTTTTCTTAAACGAATTTCCATCTGAAATTACAGTACCTTATGTAAGTTATTTATATTATGCAAATGCAAGGTATAGAACCTTCTCACCAGAGACATTTAATTTCATGTTTACACCAGGAGCAGTGTTGGTGAGTTGGAATCCATTAGGTAGTGGATCAACATAATCAGTATCACTTACTTGCCTTGCAGGTGCATTCCACCGTAAGTATGGATCATTATCAGAAGAGAATCCTCTTTTACTATCCCATACCCACCATGCACCAGTGCTACTTATATTCCGAAGCATAAGAACTCTAGGAGAGAATCCAATCTCAGTTACATCTACTGGAGTACCTTCACCAGCACCCGTATATAACCCCGTATGAAATACTC